GAGCAAGTATCTCCATTAAATCTTGGAGGTCGTTCCAAGAGTGTTGCATGATTGGCAGACCGCGAACGCCTGAGACGAACTCTGCGTCGCATACTTGCATCATGCTGTTGGCTAAGATTTGGCGGGAAGTGCCGTCCGAGCGGATAACGTTAAATGCCGTTACCTCGCCATACGCGCCACTCATCACACCGTCAAACATATTTGCTGGGATGTCGCCGTCGGTAGGGTTTGCTACTCGGTGTGCTTCGATGCCTTGCAATTTAGCAACGCCCGAACCGTTACGCACTTTGCCTAAGAAGAAGTCGCCATCTACTACCCAGCGACGCTCAGCTATGCGGAGTAATTCATTAAAAGAGAAACGGCCTGTAATGTCTATCCGCTTAGTAGCGTTATTCCAATAGGCTAAGGCCCTTGCGTTCCAATCGGAGTCGGCAGTTGAAGGCTGAGCTGAGAAGCCATCGCCCACGGTGTAGAGCACCAGGTCGTTAACCATGGCGCGAATCGGCCCGCTGTTCCTTTCGCCCCACCGCATCTTGCGAAGCATCTCAAGACGTGCGCCAGCCGTCAGGTCTCTCTTCTGATCCTGTGCCGTTGCTAAGAATAAGAATGAGCGACGCCCATTATTATACCGAGTACTCTCGTAGTCGCCGGAGGCCGCCTTAACCTTCGGTGCTTCCGAGGGCTTGCTTACTTTGGGCTTAGTTAATTTTTTAGGAGCACGTGCCATAAATTAAAACCCATCGAAACTTTGGTAGTCTGTGCGAATAATAGTTTTGCGGACACCATAAGTATCGGGGTCAAGTAATTTGAGCGCGTGCTGGCACTCGGCTAGGACTTCTTTGGGAGCCATCACGAATTGCTTGCTCACGTTGGAGCCGCTGTCGCTGTAACTCATGATAGTCTTACCTTCTTTGAACATGGCTACCGCCTTGTCGCGGATAGCGAGAATGTCGGACTCAGTTAAGCCTACGAAGATGCCTGATGCCATTATCTATGGTGAATGGTGAAAAGTGCAGGTCGAGTCACTTAGTATCTACTTCGGAAGTTTCTGTGGAAGTGTCGTCGGCCTTGTCTCGACCCACTATGCCCCACCGAATAGCGATAAGCATCGAGAGCACTTCACAGTCGAGAGCGTGATTGTCCTTCTTGCCCTGCGGCAATATCCACATGGCTTTGCCGGTGCGCTTATCCCTCACCCGCACCTCAGCGTCCATTTGCTCAGCGTACTCAGTCGGAGCGTCGAGCGGGAAGGTGTGCAATTTACGCATACGCAATCCGTGGAGAATGTCCTTAAGCGACACAGCGGAGAAAATAATAAGACGAGCCGCACGCACCGCTCCTGGTACTGCCACTCTCTGCGGATCAGAGTAAATGCGACGACCGCCCTTAACCGTGAAATCTTCCTGCCCGCTTCCCTTCGATACTTTCCAATCACGCTTAGAGGCTTCGGAATAAACGAGCTGCGTTTGGTCGCCCGAGTCCACCATCACTAGCCCCTTATTCACGTTATGGGCTTTGGCTAATGCGTCCAATTCCTGCCACGTCTCAACCTTGCCGAAATAGCGCATCCTAGACTCGCCACGTAATGACCAGGAGCGAATGACCGCCCAAAAGTGTCCACGCTGTACGTCGATGCCCATCGTGCGGAAAGGTATCGAGCCTGCGGCCTTCTCGCTGTCCACGCCCTGCAATTTACCTCGAGCGTTAATCGTGGCCTCGTCGTCCCACGCGTCGGCAAGTTTATACTCTGAAGCCTTAGCGTCGGTAATCATCGTGCCGCCTTCTTCGCTCCATGGCATCGCCAGCCGCTTCTGTTTGAAGATACGCCTCGGTGCATTGTCGCCGTACTGCTCTGCTGCCTCCGAGGCTTCAAGCATCATCACGCCTAACTCGCCCCAGCTCATTTGTGCGAGGCTGTTCCAATGCAAGCCCACGTGCCCGCTAATCGACGCAGCACCTGTCGCTATAAACTCTCCACGCTCATTTGCCGTAATCCGTGTGCCGTTGGTATCCGGTAATCTTTCGCGGCAACTTACGCATTCGTAAGTCGTGCCCTTGGCTACTTTTAATTTATCCCAGCCAGCAGTAGACTTGGCGTCTTCGGGGAAGCGTACTTGCTCCCACACCCAAGGCTGGAGAGAGTCGCACTTCGGGCAGCGGAAATGCCAATCCCTTCGATCCGTGGACTGCCAAGCCAAGTCAAAGTCGTCGCCAGCGATACCGCCCTGCGATGCGAAAATCCGTTTGCCCATCCAACCGAAAGCCGTCACACGTGCCGAAGCCTCAGCCATGTGCCCCTTGGGCCATAGCCACAATTCATCACCAATGACGTATCTAATAGAACGACGCTGTAAGTTTTTATCGTTATGCGCTCCTAAGACCCAGCACGTCATGCGGTCAAAGAGAATAGTCGAGCTGCGGTCTAACTCGGGGACGAGTCGGTCTTTTACTGCGGGGCAATTATCCCACAAGGGACGCAGGGTTATCAGATTAAAGTCGCGTGCGTTTTGGTCGTTATCTTGGAGCACGAGCGTCGGCCCTGGTTGCCTCGATGCAATGTGACAAGTCGTTAGCCCTAGCGTCAGCGTCTTGCCGCTTTGGATAGATGCGAGGATAAGGCAGAGGGATACGCTCGGGTCGGTGGTGATCCGTAGCGCCGCGGCCACCCATGGATAGCGCTCAGGATTATAAGGCCCGCTGAACGGTGAGCCGGGGATTGCCGTAACGTTTGCCGCCATCCAATCCACAACGTCGCCTGTGTCCGATGGACGAAGCACCGAACGGCCCAATGCAATGAGCGACGCGTCAGCCACCCTTCGTCTCCTTCTCGATTATTTTTTTCAAGATGCGACGCTTCTTATCTCGGAAAGGTCGAGATGGCTTAGGCATCTTTTTGCGTTTCATCTTTGGATAGAATGTTGCGGGCAGAATGTGTCCAGGCATCAAGAGCCTTGATTGCCATTGCCGGATTGTCGGGGTTGCACTTCTCGGCACAGTCAAGTCCAAGCTTGTCGAGCACAGCAAGCACTTCGCCCATTAACTGACGCATGGCCTCCTCGGCCTCCTCGCGCTTAACGAAAGTCTTTGTAAAAACTAATAAACGATCTGCTTCTCCTTTAAGTTTTGTAAGCGTCATAACAGTCTTATCATACGAGGCATAAAGTTTGGACTGCTGTGGTGAACCTTCACGGACTGCTTTCATGTATTGACTGCGAGCAATCTGAACAAGCATCCTCTGCTTCTCTACAATTGCATCAAAACTCTCAATGTTGCTGGGCTTTATTTCCTGCGTGGGCCTTTCAGGTTCTGTCGTCATACCGGAGTTAGGAAACCCGGTGTCGGCATATCTTTTGGCCCTCCAATTTTCTGCATCCTCAAACGAAGTAAGCGGACAGCCTTCGGCTACTAACTGAGATATTCTTCCCTTCGTTAGTTCCCATCGCTCCGCTAACTCAACTTGAGTTATAGAAGTCAAAACGGTTTGACGTTTGCGTCGTGCAGGATTGCGTCACGCAAAAGACGTGCTGTCTCTACGTCTGAAGTTCCTAAAGAGTGTCTAATCCTTTCGGCAGTATAGTCTACCTTATGGACTGTAAAATATATCCACCACAACTTACCATTTTTGTATAAGTGGTGATTAAGATTTTTCCTTTGGTAATGGCGTTTTGGGGATAGGGTTGTTTGCATTGGGGTTCAAATCATCAAATGATTTTCCGTTAGACTCAAGCATTGCTTTATCCCCGGAGAAATCTTGCCAGCGTTTTACAATAACGTCGCAGTACTTTGGATCTAACTCCATAAGCCTGGACACTCGGTTGTTCTTATGTGCGGCAATTAAAGTTGTACCACTCCCGCCAAATGTATCAAGCACAATACTATTTACGTGTGTGTTGTTTAACATTACGTATTCAAACAAGGCAACAGGCTTCATGGTTGGGTGTTCACCGTTTCTGTGTGGTTTATCAAACTCAAAAACACTTGTTTGTTTCCTGTCAGATGCCCAAAGATGTGATGCGCCATCTTTCCAACCATATAAACAAGGTTCGTGAATCCAATGGTAATCTTTTCTGCCCATAACAAGTGATGACTTTTTCCAAACTAAACTTTGTCTGACTTGTAAGCCTGAGTCTTTTGCAGCTCCATAAAAGTTATACCCTTCAATATCTGCATACCAAATATAAAAAACTGCACCGTCTTTCATGTTTTCTTTAGCAGCTAAATAGGCTTGTGTCAAAAAAGACCTAAAATCTTCATCGTTTTTAGAATCGTTTTTTATTGTTAACTGATCTTCTGTTCCTCCAACATAATTAACATTATAAGGAGGATCTGTTAGCCACATATCGGCAAGCTCATTTTTTAGTAACTTTGCAATTAAAGCAGCGTCCGTAGCATCGCCACACATCACCCGGTGCTTTCCTAAAATCCAAACATCACCGGGCCGGCTAACTGGTTCGGTATTATCCACCGGAACGTCGTCCTCGTCTCTCTCTCCTTCGTTTAAGTCTGAAAGTAAGTCAGCAATTTCGTTTTCATCAAAGCCAATCAAGGATGTATCAAAGCCCTCGAGCGTTAGCTCCTCTAACTCGGTTGCCAGCATCTCGTCGTCCCACCCAGCATTCATCGCCAACTTATTGTCAGCCAAAATGTAAGCCTTTACTTGCGTTGAAGATAAATGTGAAAGACAGAGCGTAGGCACTTGCTCAAGGCCCAACTTCTTAGCCGCCATCAAGCGACCGTGGCCGGCAATGACTGTTAGATCATCTTTGATGAGTATAGGGTTGTTAAACCCAAACTCACGAATGCTTGCGGCAATCTGATCCACTTGAGACTCGGAGTGAGTGCGTGCATTCCTCGCATAGGGAATGAGTTGCGAAGTATTTGTAAGCTTGATTTCTTGGTTTTTCATAAAAGTAGTTTATAGCTTCATTTACGCTTGGTAGGCCGCATTTTTTGCCTGCGGTGCGTTGCCA